CTAACGCCAGAGCCGGTCTTAGGTAATCCGTTTGCAGTGCAAAGCTGGCATGTGTCGCTCGCACAAGCGGTGCCAGTGCCCATAAACTTCTGCGTGCTGCCGACGCACTCGCACGATGTCTTTACGCTGCAAGAAGTGCCTTCGCAGCACGCCCCCTTCAGCGAGTCACATGTCGTCCCCACGCCTTTGAAGTCCTGCCCCGCCCCTTGGCACTGGCACGCTGCCTTGACGCTGCACGACGTGCCATCGCAGCACGCGCCGTCACCGCAGGCTTGATTGCACTCGGCTTCGGTGCGGTAGCCCGTGCGACCTGTGGTCGTGACGCCACCAGGGAGAGTCGTGGATTGGTAGCAGGGCACTTTTAGACCTCAAGCCAACGACACTGCAATTGATACCATGTCGCTTCCGGTACGTTGTCGAGTCGCTATAACGCCCGCGCCATACGCAGCGTCAAATGATCGCTTTGAATACAGTCGGACGTATTCCTCTATTCTGATAGACGTATTGTAAGTGTACGGCAGATCAGAGCACGCCGGCCACGCCTGGACGCCATTAAAGTCGTATGAGCGGTAGTACGCATTCTCGTTCATAGGAAAGCCGCTGCCGGGATCAAATGGCATCCCACAGGACATGTCACCTTTTGAGACAACGCGATTAGGTGAAGCAAAGTAAAAAGTTGGCACCGCAAATGAGTAGAAGAAATCAAAAGCGATGCGACTGTTGGCAGACAGTCTTAGTACAAACTCGACCGGCTGGCAGCCAGCCGGAACTGCCGAGAATGTTTTCTTCCATGTGCTTGAGTATCCTGCTTCGGATGTTATTTGCGTTAGGGAGTGAGTGCCACTGATGGACGAACCAAAAGCACACGCGCTTGATTCAAAGCTAATAGGCCCGCCGGTGTCTGTCATGCCATACTGTGTGTAGAAATCTTCCGCTACTACCGACAACGTGACAGACGAAGGCTTTGCCAGACACGCCTTGTCAGCACAGCAATACCACCCACTCTCGCAGCACGCGCAGCTCTCTGCCAGCTTGCCGTCCTTGACGATGATCGCGTTGTTTTTGGTAGCGAGTGGCATTAGGTGCAGGCCGTGGTGGAGATCGTCGTGTCGTCTGGCTTCGGGTCTTTCTTGCCGATGACGTAGACCGTTTCCTTGGTGATCTTGATACCACTCGATTCAAGCGTCACGCCGGTCACGACGTCAAGCTCAGTCGTCGCCGTGGTGCCAAGTCGAACGAGCGCCCACTTGCCTGCACCCGTGCCGCTTTCCTTGTAGAGAATGAGCCCTTCGCCTTTGACGCCGGTCTTGAGTTCAGAAGTTGACGCCTTGCACGCAACGAACTTGTCGCCAGTTTTGTCTACCTCGACCTTGCACTGCACGACGCCACCCACAGCCACCTTGCCGATCTTGCCGCTCTGAATCGGCTCAACAGCCACGCACCAGGCCGTCGTCGTCGCAGAAGGCGTGCCGCCCGTCAGCACCGGCATTTCCTCGAAAGACGCTGTCGCACCACCTGACGAGCCCGTAGGCGTGATAGCCACGCCAGTGATCGCCAGCACGCCCCAGCGTCCAACGGTCACGCTAGGACGGCAGTACGCCCACGTATACGGCTTCAGCACCGGCGAGCCGGGCGTTGCCGACGTTCCTGTGCTTGCCCCTAGCACAAGGTCGGCAGCGTCCTGTGCCCGATTCCACGCCCGTGCCGAGATGGCACCACGTAGCGGCTGGCCCGGCTCTATTCGACCGTCTGGGCGTGGCATTGCGTCACCCTATGCCTAACGCAGAGAAGGAACTCTCACGGTAGACCTTGTTGACGTACACGGCCTTTGGCTTCTTGATTAGTACGCTTGAGCTCTCTGACTCTTCGTACCGAACCCACAAATACTCGTGGCCTTTTTTGTTGACGCCAGAGATTTCGCCAATCGTTTCGCCAGTGACGTTTTTGGAAGCTACGAAGCGGAACGACAGTGACCACGGTCCACGCCCTTTTTGGTCGTCCCACTCTTGCGATCCGCTGCACCCGACGAACAACACCTCACCCGCCTCGAACCCACGAAAGGCAGCGTTATTCGTCGTGCCCGTCACACCAGACACGCCACGGATATAGGCGTCTGTGACGAACGCATTGGGCACATCGTAGCTTTCCTGCCATTGCAGCTGTGGCACGACGATGTCAACGCCGTTCACGCCGTTTGAGTCAACGCCGATTGCCTTCTGCTGGTCAGGGGCGTTCGCCCCGAACTTCGTCTCACCGTATGCCTGCGTGATGTGCTGCGTCCCGCCAGACGTGTCGAACGACCTGGCACGCTTTAGCGGTGCATCACCATCCTCGGCACCGTCCTTCGCGTAGTTGATCGTGACTTGCCAAGCGTTGTCGCCAAGAAACGAGACAGAGTACGACTCTGCCATCAACTGCATGCTCGGCACACCAGGGTACTGCCAATAGCGACCGTAGGCGCTGACCTCTGCGTTGATCGCAGCGTGCAGAACCGTGTCGTCAGCAGTGCCGAAAATCTTGTAGCTCTTGACGTAAGACGATGTCGCCTTCTTGCCAAGACGGACAATCGTCGCTTGGCGTGAGTCGCCGTCTTCTACCCAGACGAGTCCTGACATTACGCCGCCACCTTTCCGCCGCCCTGGCCGACGAGATCCTTCACACCCTTAGCCGTCTCTTCCGCCGCCTTCGCTGTGCGTTCAGCGAGAGACGAGCCGCCGAACTGCCCGGCAAGGTTGACTGACGAGAACGTGCCGGCGACGCTTGTCTTGCCAATGCCAGCCTCGGTCCCAGCCTGCACACCAGCAGCCGTAGACGTGCCAGTAAGCCCTTCCGCTGCCTTATCGAGAGCGTCGGATAGCATCGTCTCTTGGTCGCTCGTCAGACGCCCGAGGTCACGCAGCGTTGAGAACTGGTCGCCTAGGCCGCCGGCACCAGCCAGTTGGTCAACTGACGTTGCCCCCTTGATGGACGCTAGAAGGTCGTCTACTTGCGAGTTCTTGGCTCGAGTCTCAGACTTGCCGCCAACCAAAGACGACAGCGCCCCCTCGGCTGCGACAGTGGCAGCACGACGGTCGGTGGCACGCTGCTGATTTGTAGCCTGCCTTTCGTCCTTTGTCGCTTGAGCGGCGTCCATAACGCCCTTTGTTCTGACGCCAAGATCAGCAGTAGCCTCGGCATTCTTTTTGTCTGCGGCAGCCGTCCTGCCCTCAACGCCTGGACGCTTTAGCTCTCGCTCGCGGGCGCGAGCCGTCATGGCGCTATCGACCTTGTCGTTTTCAGCCTTAAGGTCAAAACCTGCCTTCAAGAATGACTGAATGTAGTTCCATGACTTCAATACCCCAGACTCAAGGTCGTCCCACGACTTCAAAACTCCGTTGATGGTGTTATCAAACGCTCCTTGCAAAAGAGCACCAAACGTATTGAATGCGTTGCTGACATTCACCCACGTTGAGTCCCAAGCGACGTAGATGCTTGAACCAAAGTCGGTGAACACGTCCTGGAACGCTGCTACCCACGGGTCAACGTAGGACATCAACGCTTCGACGCCTCGGAGCCATCCGGCGACGAGCCCAGCCCAGAGGACGTCCATCGCACCGGACAGGTCGCCAGCAGCAACGGCTTCGTAGATTCCGTTGAAGGTGGTCGTGGCAGTTGTGGCGAGATCGCCCAAGACGACCATACCGTCAGATACGGCAGTCGAGAATCCGCCAGCGATAGCACCGCCAGCCTCGGTCACGTAGCCAGCCAGCCCAGAGAACGCACCGGCGATCTGCGGCCCGAACTGCTTGACGGCAGCACCAACGCCCAACGCAGCAGCAGACAAGAGCAGCAGCGGTGCCAGCGGTGCCAACCACGCAGCTGCTACGGCAGCGGCAGACGCGACTGAGCCAGCGACAGCCATCGCAGTAGCGGCGAGGTATGTGCCGATGCCAGCCACGGCAGAGCCTGCGAATGCCGCCACGCCTCTTGCAGCCGAGCCAAGCCACGCTGCCGACATCGCAGCCGTTGACGCAATCGTCTTGCCGACAGCACCCGTGAGATTGGCGGCATACTGTGCCATCCGTGCTGACGCACCAGTAGCCCACCAGACGAACGACTTATACGTGAGCGTCAGACCGCCGACGATGTCGCCAACAAAGCGAGCCATGCCGGAACCAGACACCGCGAACATCGCACCACGCAGAGCACTCGACGCCATCACGACGCCGTTGAGTCCTCGAAGCGTTGCCGAGAAGAAACCAGCACCGGCAGCGATGCCTCGATTGAATCCCGTGAAGAACACTGGGAACATCGCTTGAGCAGCAGTCGATGCGGCACCGCTCATCCGCACAAATCCGGCGACACCCGATGCGGCGAAGCCAGCCAGTGCCGCAGCAGACGACGCGGCAAAGCCAGCAATCACACTGGACGAAGTCGCCGAGAACGACAGGACTGACGCCGACGCGCCTAGCATTGACGCACCGACTGAGTTTGCGAGCTTGAGCGTTGCAGGCATCGCCAGCGTGAAGCTCTTGCCGACGCCAGTGACAGTACCCATCAGCATCGTCAGCGGCGACAAGGCGAACGCTGCCGCCTTGCCGATCCCGGCGAAGCCAAATGACGTCACTTGCAGCGAGATGCCGAGCCCTGTCAACGCACTGCCGACCGCGATGGCAGCAACGGCGAACTTCGCAAAACCGGCGACCGCTTCCTTGTTGTCAGTCGCCAGCTTTGTCAACCCATCAATGAAGCCCGTGATAAACGGCACGACGTTGGCGAGTGCCGGTGCCACAGCGTCAGAGACGGCAATAGCCATGCGCTGCAACGCCGCGAGGACGTTGCCAGCAGAGCCGGCTAGACCGCTCATGAGGATTCTGTACTTCTCACCCACGGGCAGGGCGGAAGACATCGCCTTCTGTATGTCTTCAAATCCGGCAACACCAACGTCACCCAAGATCAGCGCCGCACGAATTGCGTCTGCACCGAATATCTTGGCAAGAAGCTCCTTCTTTGCCACTTCGTCAAGTGGCTTCATCGCCTCGCCGAGCTTGCCGATGATATCGACCATCGGAAGCATCTTGCCGGTGTCTTGATCAACGAAGCTGCGGACAGACAAGCCAACGCCCGCCATAGCGTCAGCGGCTTCGCTGGCAGGAGCCATGAGACGCATAAGCATCGTCTTGATGCTGGTGCCCGCGTCGCTGCCCTTCACGCCGTTGTTGGCAAGGATCGCCAGCGTCCCAGACAGATCCTCGATGCTGAGTCCAGCCTTTCCGGCAACAGCAGACGACATTGAGAACGCTTCTGACATCTGAGCGATTGACGTGCTGGATGCGTCAGCGGCAGACGACAACGCATTGGCGGCGACATCAGACGACACCTTGAACACGTTCATGGCGTCCGACATCACCACAGCCGCCTGGGCAACGTCCATCTCGCCTACCTTGGCGAACTCCATTGCAGTTCTGCCAGCACCGCCAAGCACCGTGTCAAGGGACATGCCAGCCTTCAGCAACTCGAGCATCCCTTGAGCCGCTTCGGTAGGCCCGACGCCGAGAGCCTGCGACATCGCCATTGACGACGCCTTGATCTGGTCAATCTGCGCCGCAGTCGCACCCGTGCTCGCCCGAATGTTGAGCAGCGTGGACTCAAACGCTGCACCCTGACGCACGGCAGCGGCAATCGGTGCCGCCATGCCAATGCCAGCAGCAGCCAGCCGTCCGCCACCCGAGGCGAGCGAGCGGCCCATATTGCCGAGGCTTTTGTTGACCTTGTTCAGTGCCGAGAAAAACTTGCTCGGATCGGCACCGATCTCGACAAATACGCCACCGGCTTTGACTGCTGCGGAACTCATACGTGTTTCTGCCAGTCTTGCCCGAATAGGCGTTTTAGGTCATCAGGCGTCGCCTGTCTCGGCTTCAGTTTCTTTGCGTAAGGATTGAGCTTGCGAGGGTCTGCCTTCGGCGAGTTCTTGTCTCGGTTGATGTTCGTTTGCTGTGCCAGAAGGTTTGCCGTGTGCCACCACTGATGCTCTAGGCGGCTGTCGCGAGCGGCGAAGAGCTGTCTGACGGTCCACTTGCCGGGATGGACTCCGAGGATTCCGGCTGCTTCCCAGATTGCGTCCCAGACGCTCCTGCTAGGCTCTCCAACGTCGCCTTCTCCAAGCCCGCCTCCGCTCGACCCAGCATCTCGTTTGCGACCTCGTCCATTTTCTGGGCGAGAAGCGAGATCATCTTGCGGAGGCGCTGCGGGAAAAAATCGACAAGTTCCTGCTCAAGCGCTTTCGTCGCAGCGTCCAGAGAATCGCCACGCAGACCGTCAAGGAAATCCTCCTTGCTCAGTCCCTTCGTCTCGACTTGCTTGGTCAGCAACGCATAAAGGATTTCGCCGATCTTGGCGTATTGGCTTCGCAGCACTTGGAACGTCTGCGAGATATTGGCAGCATCGACCATGTCGAACGGCACAGCCTTGCGCTCGCCGGTCTGCTCGTCCACAGCGTCAACGGTGACGTTGTCGCGGACACGCAACGCAGAAGCGACGGTCAACGCCACTTGCCACGGTCTGCCTTGGTCGTCACGAAACTCACGCATCTGCTACCTCACAAGCCTCGGGTCAGTCATCCGGCCTTCCAACACAAAAGACGCCACGCCATCGATTGGGTCTGTCTCCGTTATCCCGGTCATCACCGCCAAGAACGAGAACCCAGCGGCACCGCCATTGACTGTGAACGTGCCACCCGTGTGCATCTTCTGAAACGCCGTGCCCAGCCCGGCGACGTCGTTGAGCTCAACGCTCACCGTGCATTCGTAGCCGGTGCTGTAGGTCGCTGCGTACCGGCTTCCGTATGGGTTGACGTCAATGGTGCGTGCCGACTCGGTCAGTGTCACGTTGCGAGCGCTGGCGATGAAGCCACCATCAAGCCTGATGGAGCAGTCTTTCCCCAGCGTGATCGCCATCAGAACTCCTTTGCCGTCACGTTGTAGGTGACTGCTCCGTCGATGCCGATGTTTTCCGAAACGCTCATGATCGAAAACGAGCCAGCGGTGCCGGCAGCGGTCAACGAGGTGATGAGCCCGTCAGGATCGTGGCACTCGATTTCCCACGTCTTCGTCACGAAGCCAGCACGGTTGACCCGGCGGCCCGGAGCACCCGCAGAGCCGCCGACGTTGGAACGGTTCGAGATATCAATCGTTTCGCATTCCTCGGTGAAGCTCGCCGAAATAATGCCTTCGCCGAACGGAGGAGCCGATGCGTCTTTGCCGAGCGAGATAGCCATGTGTGTTTGTTCCTATGCGTGAGTGGTTATGGCTGGACGGTGCGAGTGCCGCTGACGGTGAAAGTTTCAATGCCGTCGAGAGGCTGAGACTTGGCAATGTTCGTGCAGACGTAGGTCGCATTGCCGGTCTGCGTGCCGCTGATGGTGAACGTGCCGCCGATGCTGACGCCTGGAGCGTCCACGCACTCAAGCTCAATCGTCTGCTCGATGAGAGCCTTGCGGAACTTGCGGGAAGTGTCGCCGAACTTGGTGACGTCAACGTCTGAAGCCGAGTTCGTGACGGTGCAGGAGCGAGCGTTAGCAACGCCCGTGATGGTCACGTCTTTGCCGAGCGTGATTTCAACTGAGCCAATTGGCATGTGATGCCCTCTCGTGTGCGAGTGCCAGCGGTGCGGCTGGTTCGCTCACGGTATGGGCAGCAGGGCAGAATCTAGACCGGGTATGCCGTGGCTAGTTTCTTGCCAACTGGTCTTTCCACTTTTTGTTGGCTTTTTGGATCGCAGCGTCTACACGCCTAGAGCCAGCCATGTACGGGCGAGCCGGATAGCGTGCCATCCGAGTGATGGTCGTGCGTTCCCAGTTGCGGCTGTTCTTGAATCGCCCAGCCTTGTCGATCTGCCAGATGAGAGCGCCGTATTCGTACTGATTCTTCTGCGGCCCAAGGCTTTGTCCCTTAGTGAATCGCCCAGTAGCGTCACGCCCTGCACCGCTTCTGCCAGCCGACTTCCGCAGATACGCATTCCGTGCCGCCCCGACGCCAATACGCCAGGCAGTCTGCTTGACCGTTCCGCCGAACTGGTGCAGCTGTGCCATCCACGGCTTTGTCTTGTACGTGCCGATCACAGCCGTCACTCGGGCTGGATCGTAGAAGTCCATGATGTCGTAGTAAAACCACCGCTTTGGTGACCATGACTTGATTGGCTGGCCGGAAACCCGAGGCTCGCCAGCAGAATAGCCAGTAATGTCGAGGTAAAGGCCACCGACGAACTCAATCGGCTTGCCTCGCCCGAGCCTCTTTCGTGACGCCGCACTAACTTTGCCGCCGCCACGACCGATGCCGGCCTTTGCTTCCTGCTTGATGTCCTTGCCGAGCATAGACAGAACTTTGGCATTCATCTTGCCAATCAGCCGGGCGACTTTGGGACGGTCGAAGAAGTTGCCACGAATGCTCGCCCGCAGCTTGAGCCGACCGAGTGTATCGGAAGACATCTCGCGGCGATTGCCGCCGATCATGCCGGGACGGATGAAAGCTCGGCTCATGCCAGAAATCATCGACGGCATAGCAGGCTCCTACGGCGTTGGCGGCGTCGGCAGCACGTTCGTCTCAAACACCCGGTAAGTCGCCGTGATCACCGCACGCCAGACGTTCCGCTCCGTGAGAGCGTCATCAGGATTCAAGTCGATGCTGACCGTCTGCGGGCTCGTGACGCCAGGCGGCCACGTCACAGCCTGCCCGAACGAATGGGCACGCACGTAGAGCATGACGCTGTCGGCGAGATCGAGCATGCCGTCAACCTCACCGTCAGTCGTGACGTGACGCCCGACAAAGACCGTGACGGTGTAATCGACTTGCATCACTTGGCGGCTAATGCGTGTGACGTCTGCGTTGCCGGGAACGACGAACACTCGAGGCACGCTCATGGCGTCTACGTCAATGTTCGCCCAGTTTCGACGTTCGACGGTGGTGGACGCAATCGCCCACGTCACGGATTGCAGGCCCGTGGCAAGGCTGTCGGCGATAGTGCGTAGGACGCTGCTCACTGCACTCCCTCCTCCAGTTGCTCGATCTCTCGCCGCCGCTCAGTCGCCATCCGCACCACGGCGTGGGCCTCGGCGAGTACCTTCGGCATTATCGCCACGCACCGCAGGACACAGTAGGTGCCTATTGTGCCGCAGACAAGGAGTTCAATGAGGTGCTTCAATTCGACACCCACGCGGCGTGATCCACCATGAACCTCCAAGACCAGACGATTCGCTGAATGGTTCCAGTAACCCGAGACACGCCGTGCATTTGCTCCGACAGGAGATAGGCCAGTGCGTCCCCCTCCTGCTGCGATTGCTCCACGCCGTCCACGCTCACAATGCCGCCGGATTCTGGAGCGGCAAGAAGCACGTTGACTCCGACACACACCAAGCCGTCCTGCCTGAAATGGTGGTCAACGTGTTCTGCAAACTCGCCGCCGGGGAGGAGAACACCGACCGCCATGCCGTCTAGGAAGCGTGGCAGCGTTGCCCCCAGCATCGGAAATCGCTCGCGGATCCGGCCTTGCACCTCATAGGCGACTTCGGGGAATCCGCCAGCGGCGACGATGGCGTTGCTGTTCGATATTTTTCGGAGCGGGTATGCCTCGCCGTCCGCTGTTCTGGCGTCTCCGAGGAGTGCGGCGTTTGCATCACACCACGCCAACAATGCTGCTCGTTCACTCTCGCTCACAAAGCTGTCCAGTCGAATGACGCTCATTAGTTGCAGTCCCCTTGGAGTGTGACTGAAGCGAACGCCCCCGTCCCGATGGCATTAACGGCGGCGACTTGGAACGAGCCGCCTGTCGGTAGTCCTTCAACGCGGCCGCCAGTCCAAGCTGGGTTGCTGAAGGCCCCGCTGGTGCCGGTCGATGGGCTCACAGAAGTCAACGAACCGCTTCCGATTCGCCAAACATAACCCGTAATTGCGGAGCCGCCATTTGACGATGGCACGTTCCACATAACCGCGTTGTCTCCTGCGTTGCAGGCCCAGTACGCATTACCGTTTCGCACCGAAGTCGGCGCACTGGGAACGCTCGCCGCACTTAGCGTGACGCTTACGCCCGCGCTGTACGCCCCCGTGCCCGTAGGATTCACCGCAGCAACTCGTACTGTGTAGGCAGTGCCGTTCGCCAGCCCTGCAAGCGTGTAGCTTGTTCCCCTGCTGCCCGTTGCAACAGTCTGAGCAGAGCCGCCGGAAGGCGTGTACTCAACCGAATAGCCGGTGATCGCGGGAGAGCCTTGGTTAGTCGGAGCCGTCCACGCAAGCGAGAGTTGGGCGTTGCCTGCCGTTGCGGTGAGCGATGTTGGTGCATCCGGCTTGGCGTCGTACACAACGGGCACTGTAATGGATGATGCGTCCGCAAACGGGGATGAGGGCCGGACATAAGCCGCAGCGTATCTCGCCAATCCTTTTGTCACCCGAATGTCGTCGTAGTAAATACTGCCGTCGCCCGCATTGAACTGTATAAACGTTGTGGGTGTGTTGACCCCGCCACCGGACGTGCTGCCTAGCACGGCACCATTAAACAAAAGATAAAGCGTCCCTGCCGACCGCGTGTAGGCGACATGGTGCCATTCATTTAGGGCCACAGACTGCTGGGTCGTAACAACATGGGCTACTCCTTCGTTGACCAGCGAAAACGTATTGCTTCCCTGACCGTAAGCCAGATTGAAAAACTGATTGGCAGTCCCGCCAAAATTAACCAACCGAGATTCTGCGGTCGGCAGCGCAGCGGCGTTCATCCAGAACTCCACAGTGAAGTCGCCTGTGCCAAAGGCGAAATCCGAAGACGAGTTCGATGTGAACGTGGAGGAGGTGCCAATCAGCAGCGAGCCGCTGCCGAACTTCGCCCTAGCCGCACTGGTCGCAGCACTGCCTGAGACGGTGAATGTCTTCGGGTTTGCACTGCTATCGATGATCGTCGCGCCCTCGCAGTGAAGCAGGAGGGACACATTTTCATACGCTGGGTCACCGAGGCCGGGTATCGTCACGCTTCCAGAGAGCGAGCCCGCACTGCCGCCACCACCACCGCCGAGCGTGATTGCTTGGATCGTTCCGCTCGGCGTCTTCACGTACAGCTTGTTGTCAGCGTAGTTAATGCAACACTCGTTGGTTTCGAGGTCGCTGGTCAGCGGCACGGCACCGGCGGTGTAGGAGCGGCGCAATTTGATTTTGTTCGGCATTTCTTACCCCGTGACCGTGAGAATTGCTGACTGACTCGCCGTCGTGCTGGCACCTGTCGCACTTGCCAACGCCCGATATCGCGTTCCGTTGTCTGCCGAGGTGAGACCAGTGAGCGACAGCGTCGATGTCGTTGCGTTTGTGACGTTCGACCAGTTTGTGCCCGCGTCCAACGAACGCTGCCACTGGTACGAGACCGCAGCACCGCCGTCAGACGTTGCAGATACGGTGAGGTTGGCAGACGCCGCAGCGGTGGAGGTCGTCGCCTGAAACGCCGTGTTGCTCCCCGCCAGAAGGAACGCGACGTTGGAGCCTTCGGCTATCGCTGCGTCAGAAAGTATGGTTGCAGACGGCATATTGCGCAGCGTCCACGTCACGCCATCGGGTGACGTCAGCACGTCTGTGGTCGAGCCGCCGGGGAAAGCCCAGAACAACCCCGCCGCGTGCGACACTTTGCTGACTGACACGGGCAGCGAGACCGTCGTCCATGTCACGCCGTCCGCAGAGTAGTCAACGCTCGCTGTACCGCCACGCACTGCCACGATACGGGAGCCGCTGCTCGCCGCAGAACTGTAGCCGTAGGACCGGACGACAGTCGTCCACGTCACGCCGTCGGTTGAGTGGTAAAGGCGTGGCTGAGTCGTGGACCCCGTGAGAACAACGTATCGCGAGTCAATCGCAAACACGAATTTGTTTTCCGTATCGGCGCCGGGATTCAGCCTCTGAGTCCACGACACGCCGTCAGACGATGACGCGATGCGAGTATTAGAGATCGAAACGAATCGCCCGGCAGACGCTAGATAGGCCACGCCGACAGATTGCTCGCCCAAGGGCGTGATCGGGCCAGTAGAGTTTGCGACTGAGTTGCCGCTGTTGGCGTATCGCAAACCGCTGTACCCGTCAGTGAACACTACACGCGATCCGTTGTTGGCAAAGATCAGCCTGGTCGTCGGAGCAGCAAAAACAGGAGATGGTCCTTCAAATCTCGCAACCTCGAGTTCATGCGTGAAAGACGAGCCGTTGTTGGCAGACTTGACGATGTCCATGATGCTGAAATAAGGATTTCCGCCAGCACCACCACCAGATCGCGACGCTGTGGCGAGAATATGATTGCCATACGCTGCGGCGCTGAACAAAGTGCCCGAGCTGGGCACGGTCGAGGTGATCTGGTTTGAGAATGACAGCGTCGTCACGGCGTTCAGCGTCTGGCTCTGCGGCTGCGTTGCGAACGTGATCCCGCCGAGAATCTGCCCGATGTAGTCGCCGCCATCAATCGAATCATTCTGGCTGATGCCGCCGCCGATGCTGTCAATCGTCAGCGTCAGGTTGTTCGAGGAGATCGTT